CGGCATCTACCCCAAGGGCTCAAAGGCCGGCCTGGTGCACGAGGATCAGGGGATCCAGCCAGCCTACGACGTGAGCAACAACGTCTACGATGCCTATCGCGACAAGTGGCAGTGGAAGTTTGGTCTCCACGTCAAAGACTGGCGCTACGCGGTGCGCATCGCCAACATCGACATCAGCGACCTGAAGGGTATGACGGGCACGCAGGCGGACACCGCGGCGACCTATCTGCCTTATCTCATGGCTGAAGCGCTGAGCAAGATCCCGAGCATGGCAATGGGCCGGGCAGCCTTCTACGCGGGTCGCACCGTCAAGGCCATGATGGCTGTGATGGGCGTCAAGCGCCTGGGCGGCTTCATGACTGTCGAGCAGGCCGCGAATCAGTTCGGAAAGGTTGCTCCGGGATGGGTGGCGGGCAACGGTACCGGGATCTCCGGCGGCCAGGTGCTCTTCCTGGGCACCCCGGTCCGGACCGTCGATCAGCTTCTCATCACCGAGGCGGTCATCAGCTAAGCAGCTGCGATCTAACACGAGAAACCTTTTCAACCGGGCCACTCTCTCAAGGGCGGCCCAGGAAGCGAGAAATCTTATGACTCCTCTTTTGGCTTCGACAGCGGCGCTCTTTTTCAGCGCCCCTGCCGTGCTGTGTGGGCTGCTGATTCTGGCCCTCTTCGTAGCGATCTGGTTTCGGCAGGATCGGCGTCGTGGACGCCCCTTGCGGAAACTGGCTGCTGGGTCCGCGCTGCTGGTTGCGCGGGTCTGGGGCATGCGTGACGCCGAAGCAATCTACTCCGCAGCGCAGGCTGTGGTCGACGTGGGCGACACGGCCTCAACCAACGTCTACGATGCAGGCAATGCTCCTTCGTCTGATATCAGCATGACGGAGCATATCTGGTTCAATGTGACCGTCAAGACCGCCTTTACTTCGGGCGGCGCTGGCACCTTGCAGGTTGTCCTTCAGGACTCGGCCGACAACAATACCTTCGCCGACGTTGTGGTGGGCCCGGTGTTTGCACTGGCGGCTTTGGTGTTGGGAGCTGTTGTGTTCCAGATGCAACCGCCTGTGGGGTTGCGCCGGTACACGCGGTTGGCGTATCGCGTCGCAACCGCAGCCATGACAGCCGGAAAAGTGGATGCGTACATCACCAGCGACATCCAGCGCAACGTGGCCCGGCCGAGCGGTTTCACGGCCTAACTCCCTTGTAGCTTTGCGCGGGAAGTGGCCAAATGCCTGGCACGATGGGGCAGACACGGCCCGCGCGAAATTTCTAAACCGTTGTTTTTGCTGACGCTCGAGGGCGTCGGAGAGAAGGATGTGAGCGATGCGTGTAATTCCATTGCGTGATTGCCTGGCGGGCAAGTACTACACTCAAGGCGTCGAGGACGATTACGAAGGCCCTCCCAACCGTCATCTGGAGCCGGTCGAAAAAGCGGACAAGGATAGCTGGAGGAAGGCGATTGACCTCCAGGCGACCGAGAAAGCCAAAAGGAACGAGTGGGCAAAGGCCCATCCGACCAAGGTCGTATGAGCAAAGCGGAGATCGTGCAATATGCCGCTCAAACGTATGGTCTCGAGCTCGATCAAAACGCAACCAAGGACGATCTGATCAAGGAAGTAAAACGGGCCGAAAAGGGCAGACACGCCCCTGCGCGATAGAGCCTGATTTGTTGTAGCCGAATGCGAGAGGGTCGAGGGTGACAACTCGACTCTCTTTTGTTTGGGAATTATGTCTTTTACTCCCTTTATTTGAGATTTCCACAAAATACCTCTTGACTTCTGTGAGGGAATAAACTATCTTAAATACATCGGAGGCAATAGCCCCGAAGGAGAAGAGAAAATGAGACTTTACGAAGGATTCCCGAGCGCAGAGCAGATTGAAGCCATCACACAGTTCGCCGCAATTCATGGCCGCAATTGGAAGTCTGTCCTTCGTGATGCGTGGATGGATGGCGACTATCAAGGATTCGAGAATAGTCACCTTCTCCAGCAAGTCCGTAACACTTTCGGCCCTTCCTTCCTTATCGATTTTCGGCTCGATAAGGATCAGGCGACGGGGCGCACGATGTGGTCTGTTCAGGAGGTGCGCTAGATGGCTACCAAAGTACAACGAATGGTCCTTTGGCACATGCTCGCCAGCACTCAATCGACGCTGATCTTTACCGGCAGGAAATCCACCTCTTGTGGAAGCGTGACCGAACCGGGATTGGGCCACAATCGCACGGCGCACACGGGATAAGGTGGGCATAAATGAGCAGATCGACTATCAGCACCTTCAAACTGTTTCAGATGTTCCCCGATGAGGAGACAGCACGGCTCTACCTGGAGTCGCGCCTCTGGCCTAAAGGTGTTACCTGCCCAACCTGCTCCGGCCAAGATCGCATCACGCCCCGCAAGGCTGGCTTTCACCGCTGCAACAAGTGCCAACTCGACTTCACGATCCGCACCGGGACTATCTTTGAGCGGTCGCACATTCCGCTTCACAAGTGGCTTTATGCCATGTACTTGCTTGTAACGGCTCGCAAGGGCATTTCTTCCATGCAGATCGCCAAAGAAATCGGCGTCCAGCAGAAATCGGCGTGGTTTATGCTCCACCGCTTGCGTGAGGCTTGCGGTGGAGAACTGGCGAAGCTGCAAGGCGTCGTTGAAGTAGATGAGGCTTTCTTTGGTGGCAAGGAAGCCAATAAACATGAATCCCGCAAGCTGAGGGCTGGTCGTGGTTCCGTGGGCAAGGTTGCCGTTGTGGGACTCAGGGAGCGCGGCGGCAGGGTCATCGCTCACCCGATTGCTAACACGGACAAGGAAGCCTTGCAGGGCGCGATTATGGAGCACGTCGAAGTTGGCTCCCAACTGATGACCGATGAGGCTTCCGGTTATTCGGGCATTGGCGGTCTGTTCTTTGACCATGACACCGTGGCGCATTCGGCTGGCGAGTACAAACGCGGCCCGGTCCACACGAACGGGATTGAGTCCGTCTGGGCAGTGATGAAGCGCGGAATGCACGGCGTCTACCACCATGCCAGCCCGAAGCACCTGCATCGCTACGTTGATGAGTTCACCTTTCGGCTGAACGAAGGCGACGTGAAACGGCACACCCTTGACCGGCTGGATTCTTTTATCGACGCCGTAGACGGCAAGCGCCTGACGTATGCGAGGTTGATTCAATGAAGCCTCCTAAGATACTCGACAAGATTGTCGATGTTGTTCTCAAATACCGGCCCGAAGCGAAGCAAAAACCACCGCGTCAACGGAAGATTTCCACAAAGAGGCTAAGTGATGCGGAATCAAAGAAACGGGAGTCAAGTACGTAAATCCCTTTTGTTTTACGAGGAACTCGCTCATGAGTGAAGTAATGATCTGCAACCTGGCGCTTGCGCATCTGGGCGACACCGCAAACATCGCGAGCCTTTTGGAGAGCTCCGTACAGGCGCAGCTCTGCGCGCAGTTCTACCCGGTGGCGCGCAATGCGCTGCTCGAGATGTCGACGTGGGGGTTTGCGACGCGGCGCGTGAAGCTGGCGCTGGTGACGAATCCAACCCTCGCAATCGCGCAGGGAGTCGACCCGAGCGCTCAATATGGCACCTGGAAGTATGCCTACGCGCTGCCGAGCGGCGTGATCAATGCGATTGCGGTGCTGCCGGCTGGAGCCGCCGGCGATTATGAGGCGAAGTTCGGGCCCGCGGAGAATGGTCATTCCCAGCCCTATCCGCAGGGCTACATGCCCGTGCCTGGCGCGTCGATGTACATGCCGCAGCCCTATGCGATCGAGACACAGATCGACGGTTCCCAAATCGTGCTGACCAACGTGTGCGATGCGGTGCTGCGCTACACCACGGTGGTGACAGACACGACAAAGTTCGGCCCGCTGTTTACGTTGGCGCTGAGCTGGCTGCTGGCCTCGATGCTGGCCGGGCCGATTTTGAAGGGCGATGCGGGAGCAGCTGAGGGCGCGCGGTGTCTCGGAATGTTTAAGTCGTTCGAAGGCCTGGCCGAGTCGAGCGATGCTAACCAGCGCAAGACGAACGTGGAACCTGCGGTGAGCTGGATTCGGGGACGGTAGGCGGGAAAATGATTTCACCGAGAGAAGTTGATGTACTCCGCAAAGCTATCGGAGAGGCGATGGTAATTGCCACGATAGACACCGCAGGAACGCATGCCGAGGCATTTTGGAAGCATATCGACCAAGCTTTCTGGTCGCTGGTATCTGAGCAGCCGGCAACGTTGGGAACCAATGACAAGGATGAGACCTGATGCCTAGCACGCGCACATATAGCCGCAGCTTCGCCGGCGACGAGATCCGGGGACGGTAAATCGAATGAACAATCAAAGACTCATTCGCCGCTACCAGCGGCTCGCGACAACGCGCGACTACCTGGAGCTCTGCAGGGTAGAAAAGGAGCGGTTTGCTCTCAGCGTTGGGGTCTGTGTTAGCCGCGTCTTGATGGACTTTCACGCTCCCGTGCACGAGTGGCGAGGCTTCGCCTGCGGCACTGCCGCGGCTGACATGGAAAAGCGGGAATCGCAAGTGCAACGAGCAGCGAAGTGGGCTGAGGAGCGAGAAGCCTGATGCCGAGCACGCGCACCTATAGCCGGAGCTTCGCCGGCGGCGAGATCTCCGCGGAGATGTTCGGGCGCATCGACGACGCCAAGTTTCAGGCAGGCGCGGCGAAGTTGCGGAACGTCATTGCCACGCCCACCGGAGCTGCTCAGAACCGGGCTGGCTTCGCCTTCGTGAAGGCCACCAAGAACAACGGCCGGGCGCGGCTGATCCCCTTTACCTACTCGCTCGATCAGACCATGGTGATCGAACTCGGAGCGGGCTACGTGCGCTTTCACACGCAGGGGGCTACGCTTTCGTATTCGACCGCCGGCGTAAGGGCGTGGGCCCCTCCATCGGGAGCGATATCGCTCAGCTATACGACTCCCACGGTCGTCAACTGGATCGGTCATGGCCTGAGCAGTGGAGA